TTATTGAAAGCAAGATAAACGTGTAGAAAGCTCTGAGTGAGTATTTTGGACACGGGTTCGACTCCCGTCATCTCCACTTGGAATGGTGTGTACATGAGCATCATTTCAGAATTCAAGTTTTGTTTCATGAGCTCCAGCCGCCTTGATCCAATCTTGGAGCTAATTGTCACAAGGGATAAAGATTGGATGCCAGTAAATGCTACATCGCCTGTTAGGTGCACCGTCGTAGGCGTGAGAGATAGCAGTGACGGTTCCTTAAAAAGAAAGGATTTTTACTATGGCTACAAGTTTAAGTTTAGACGAACAACGAACAATATGTAAATTATACGAGTCTGGTAAATCATTTAAAGAAATTCGTGAAATTACTGGTCGTAGTCGAGAGGCGCAAGTAAGAGTTCTTACAAGTGTTGGATTATATAAAGATGGATTATTAAGTAGTGCTAATGAACAAGCTAGATATAATTATGAAACACATAAAGATAAAGGTGCACCATATTGGCATAAACTAGAATTATTTGAACGAGAGAGATATATCAATGCAGAAGTAGATAAAATAAAAAAGAATGCAAAAACTAGATATAATCTTTTATTTAATATAAGTGAAACTGATACATCTGAGAATGAATCAAATATCTATATAAAAGTTCAAGATATTCTAGATTATTGTGAGAAAGTAAAAACAACTGTAGTTGAATTACGACAGAAAAATCTCGAAGTTATGAAGACTACAGACGTATATAAGAAAATTGCAGATTGTGCATCAGCTGATATTCATTTGCAACAATTATATTGCACATACGCATATGATATTCCTAATATGATTAAGGAGATACAAAATGGAAAAGCAGATTGAAATTGAAGTTGCAAAAGAAATTTGGAATATTTGTAAGAAGTCACCTGAACATGGTAACGCAGTTATGGATGTTATTGGTGATGAGGCCTATCAGAAAGTAATGGAATTACAGTCAAAAGACTTTATTCATTAAATAAGAAAGGAAGTGAGTTTATGCAGAAGATAGTTGAATCTTTTAATGTTAAAGAAGCTTTCTTGTATTCAAAGAAGTATATCTTTATTAAGGGTTATGCTACTGCATTGCGACTTCCTCAAACATTAAGGGCATTACCTTTAGTAAGAAAGTTTCATAATGGTCAATACAGAAAGGGTGAAGTCATTATTGATGGTCAGTCATGGCGACTTCCGTATGTATTGCATGTATTAAAGGTTTGTTCTACGCTTATTTCATTAAGACTTCCATTAAAGTCTGATGAACTTGATAATTTACTTGCAGCCGCACTATTACATGATAGTTTGGAAGACTGTTCAGAATATTTTCCTAAGGGTGGTAATGAACTTGTAAATGAGTATCATTTCTCACCTAAAGTACTTGAAGCAGTAAAGCTTGTAAGTAAAAGATCTGGTGCCACCGAAGCTGAATTAGATGATTACTTTAACCAGATTAAAGCTAATAAATACGCTATTCTTATTAAGTTAGTAGATAGATCACATAATGTAGAAGATCTATATGTTATGAAACCTGAAAAACTTCATAAGTATGTTAATGAGACTAGAACATGGATTTATCCTCTTACTACTTATGGTAAAGCAAACTATCCAGAGTTTAGTGATGGTTTTACTATTCTTAAGGATAAGATTGTCAGTTTGACAGAATGTACAGAGACAATTATCAACATCTATGAAGAAGAGTTGAATAAGAAGAATGATGAGATTACAAAACTTAAGGCTGAAATTGAAAAATTAAAGTCTCAGCTTAGTAGAAAGAGAACAACGAAATGAACACAATATACGAAACAAAGGGAGCAGCAAAAGAATATTGTGAATATGCAGTAGATGTATTTACTGGCTGTCCTCATTTATGTGAATATTGTTATGCTAAAGCAAAAGCAGATAAAACAAATACTAACTTCGTGGATATTAAAGTTCGTGATGGTGTATTAAGTGCTACAGAAGAATTTTTAATGACGCATAGTGAATATAGAGGTAGAACAATCTTTTTAGGTTTTTCTAGCGATCCATTTCCAATGGGTTACGATCATACTGCTACTATTGATATGATTAAGTTACTCAAAAGATATGGTTGTCATATTATGTTCTGTACTAAGGGCAAGATTGATGAAGAAGTATTAGACATTTTGGACAGTAAAGATTCTGTTGGAATTACCATTACATGTGGTGATGAGATGGCATCAAAATATGAGTCAAAGAGTTTAAGACCTTCTGAAAGAATTACACAGTTAAAGAAATTCTATGATAAGGGAATTGAAACTTGGATTTCGATCGAACCTGTCTTAGAACCTAACTATATTTATAGTTTGTTAGAGTCTGAAAATATGGACTTTATTACTAGAGTTAAGTTAGGTAAATTAAATCACATGGATTTAGCTGATTTAACTGGTAATGCAAATGATGTTATTGATTGGACAGAGTATGGAACAAAAGCAATTGAAATTTGTAAGAGAAGAAACATTGAGTATATAGTCAAATATGCTTTAACAAAGTTTCTTTGATTATAAATGGCAGGATGGCTGAGTGGTCGAAAGCGCATGAATAAGTATTTAATGGATCAAACTTTATATTGTGAATATTGTAATAAACAATGTAAAAATAGAAATTCATTAGTGCAACATCAAATAAGATGCAAAAATAATCCTGCTAGACTAAAGTGTGGTAATCCAAATAATTTAGTTAATTATACAACTAAATTAAAATCTGGTAGTATTTCTATATGGAATAAAGGTAAAACTAAGCAGTCTAGTAATTCAATACAACATGCAGTGGATTCTTTACAGAAAACTATAAGATTAAAACATGCTAATGGAGAAAAATATAGTACTGGAAAAGCTAAAACTAACGAAAAAGAACAAGAACGTAGACAGAAAATATCTAATACTATGAAAAAGAATTGTAATGCTGGTGGTATTAGACTAAATTCTGGTAAAGGAAAGAAAGGTTGGTATAAAGGAATTTATTGTAGGTCTACATATGAATTAGTTTATGTGATTTATAATATTGACCACAATATCGAATTTGCACCATGTAAAAGAATTTATTTATATGAGTATAATAATGAACAACATAAGTATTATCCAGATTTTGAATTAGCTGATGGAACCATTATAGAAATTAAAGGTTATGCTAATAAACAAACTGAAGCAAAAATAAACTCAGTTAAAGATAGATCTATAAAAGTATTATATTGGAAAGACTTACAATATGCGTTTGATTATGTTAAATCAACATATACATATGATAGTTTAGAAGATTTATATGAATAATGGCAGGGTACCGAAATGGTTATAACGGCGCAGTCTTGAAAACTGATGTGTCTCGAAAGAGGCTTCTGGGTTCGAATCCCAGTCCTGTCGTAAAAGAAACTATTTACAAGCAGTTTCTTTTAAGATATTATATAAACATATACCTAAATATTTGAAATCGTGTCACGGTATTATGCTAGTTCGACTCTAGCGGGCACGGAAAAATTCTTTAAGAAAGTAGGTATATGAAACATGAAGAAGACACTTGTAGTATTGACGGCTTGTATGTTGGCTTTTGGAGTTGCTGCATGTGGAAACGACACAACAAAGGAAACTGAGACTGAAGAGACTACTACGGCTGTTGAGACAACAGTAGAATCTGAAGTTGATGAGACCGAGTCAAAGTTCAAGGATTCAAAGAGCCATGAAGAGATTCCTGGTGATAAGGATTCTGACGTAAAGGATGATGGTACAATTGATACCATTAAGGACATCTTAGAAGAAGACGGTTATAAGGATGAATTTTATGATGAAAAGGAACCATCAACTGATGTAGCAGATGAAGTTCATGAGTATGTAACAGATTGTGCATCTGATGCAGATGATGTGACAGAGAAGCCTTCAGTTCCTCGTAAGCTCGTTATAGAAGAGTAATTATAAGTTTATTAGACTAAGAGAGTAGTCCTATATAGGTGAAAATTAGTCATGTGCGTCGATGTAGCCAAGTGGTTAAGGCCCTGGTCTGCAAAACCAGTATCGAGGGTTCGACTCCCTCCATCGACTTAAGGCATAGAACAAATGGCATATGATATCAGTTTATATACAGCAGAAGATTTTGAAAAGAAAGACATTGCAAGTATCTATAAGTTTTTCAAGACTTTAGCAGATGATACTAAAAATGCATATCATGAATGGTTTACAAATCATAATGATACATTGCTTACTGAAATTGAAACTGCACAAAAGCGTACATTAGAAGATTTTGAAATTGATGATAGATACAAAGATATTTATGTAGATGGTTTTGAAGCATTCATTCCAAGTTATGCAGAATGTTCTGCGCATATGATTGAATCAGCAAATCTTAGAATAGTAGTTAAGGAAATTTAGTATGATATATTTTACATCAGATACACATTTTAATCATGACAGAGAATTTATTTGGGGACCTAGAGGTTTCAAAAATATCAATGAGTCTAATAAGTCTATTATTGATAATTGGAACAATACAGTTGGTCCTGATGATGACGTATATATGCTTGGAGATTTTTTCCTTGGCAAAGATATAGATTTTGTTAATGAAACACTTGAGAAGCTTAATGGTAGAATCCATTTAGTTATTGGTAATCATGATACTCCAGCAAAGATTAAGATTTACGAAGCATCAAGTAAGGTTGTAGAGATTGCTTGGGCAATTCAGATTGAATATAAGGGTAGATTATTCTATCTTAGTCATTATCCTACACTTACTGCTGATCTTAACAGTAATCCAAAGACTTGTGTATTTAATCTTTTTGGTCATACACATAGTAAGAAGAAGTTCTTTGAAGAGAGACCTTATATGTATAATGTTGCAGTTGATGCACATAACAATAAGCCAGTTTCAATTGATGAAATCTTCGAAGATATTCAATCAGAGATTAAGAAGTGTATTAGCTTCTTAGTATAATTACGCGGTGATATGCAAGCGGTCAAAGCAGGCTGGGGGCTAATCCAGTTGCCACACTGTATAGAGTAATTTTAACAGACGGTAATCCAAATGAATGCCAGTTAATTACTTTACAATACTAGTTAGTAAAGGACAGTTATTGTATATGGTAAGGCTTCGAGTGTTCGAATCCTCAATATCCGCATTAAACTAATGAAAGGAAATTAAGAAAAATGATAGAAGAAAAAGTTAGACAGAACATTAAAGAAGCAATGGTTGATAAGAATGAAGCTGCAAAGCTTACATTTAAGTCAATTCTTGATGGAGCATATAAGATTGCTAAGAGTGAAGGTAATCGCGCAGTAACAGATGAAGACTTTGTTAAGTCAGCTAAGAATGAGATTAAGCAGCTTAAGGAACTCGGTGAATTTGCTAAGGATAAGCCAGAAAAACTTATTGAGCTTGCTGAAAAGATTAGTTATGCATCAAGCATTCTTCCTGAAATGGTTAATGAACAGACTATTCTTGATTATCTTACTGAGCATAATATCGAGAAGAATATTGGTATATGCATGAAAGCACTTAAGACACAGTTTGGTGCTAGACTTGATGGTAAGGTAGCGCAGATGGTTGTTAAACATTATATAGGTTAAAGGAAGTAAATCATGAGTTCTGTAAATATTGAAAATAGAAAAGCATATTATGACTATTTTGTTCTTGAAACACTTGAGTGTGGAATAGAACTTAAGGGCCACGAAGTAAAATCAATACGAAAGGGCTCATGTAACCTCAAAGATTCTTATTGTCAGATTGAGAAAGGTGAGCTTATTTTATTGAATGCCCATATTTCAAAATTTGATAAGGCTATGGATTATGATATAGCTGAAAGACGTCCTAGAAGACTGCTTGCACATAAGCAAGAAATTAGATCTTTTGAAAGAAAGCTTATCGATAATGGAATTACACTTATTCCACTAAAGATGTATATGACTGAAGGTAAAGTAAAGGTCTTAGTTGGTTTATGTAAAGGTAAGCATAATTATGACAAGCGTCAGTCTATTAAAGAAAGAGATCTTAAACGAGAACTTAGTAGATACTAAAAACTATTTACTGTTCTATTGAAACTTGATATAATAATATAGTTGCTTACATTTATTTGTTCTTGTTTTTTATTAACTGGATGTAGTGCAGAAGCATCAACATCTAATGACAATTTTACTACTTTATATTCATCTCCAACGAAAAATGTATATGATTATATGGATCCAGATACTGGTGTACACTATTTAATTTATGATGGATATAATGCAGGTGGTATGACAATTAGATATAATGCTGATGGTACTATAATGGTTACTGAACATCCTGAAGATAACTAAGTAGCGAAGAGCTATTTAATTATATTAAGCAAAGTACTATATTTTAAGAAAGAGGTATAGATATGTCTAAACGTGATGAAGAGATTTTTAACGAGACACTTGGTAGTTTTTTTAGTATGATTTCTGGAGTTCCTGTAAAGGTAGTTCAGGTAAGTAAAAATGCTGCTAAGACTGCTGAGAAGACTGCAAAGAAAGCAGCTGAAACTGCTAGAGAATGTGCAGCTTGTTATAACGCAGCAAAAAGCAACTATGAGCCTAAGCTCACAGATTTCGTTGACAATATAATTTGTCAGGATTCTGCAGTTGTTATTTTCTGGAAAGACGGAACTAAAACTACCGCTAAGTGTGGTAAAGACGATACTTTTGACTATGAAAAGGGTCTTGCAATTGCAGCTCTTAAGTATGTATTCGGTAACAAAGTCTATCAGGAAGATATGAAGACTCTTATGGAAGCATATCCGAGAACTAAGTCTTCTGCAAAGAAAAAGACTGTTGAAAAGACTGAAACTAAGAAGACATCTCTTTACTTCCAGACTTGGATAATTGTTCAAGTTCTGCTGGATCTACTTTAGGTTTTATGGGAAGTATTGTAACTATCTTTATGCAATCAACAAGTTCTATTATATGGACATCAAAGAAATCATCTTCTTCTAAGTCAAAGTCTACTAATAACAAGTCTACTACTACAAAGAAAACTTCTAATAAGAAGTCAAATGATGACATTCCGTTTTAATTCAGAGGAGTATAAATAAGATGATGAATTGGAGTTATATATAGATCGTATATAGCTCCAATTTTATTGTAGTCAACAAAGGAGAACTCAATGAAAAAGAAACTTATTGGAACACTTTTAATTTTGTCATGCGTAGCTATGTTAGCTGCATGCGGAAAAACTACAAAGTTTGCACCTAGTAATAATACTATTCCACCTGTACCTAGTGATGAATCTGTTGTTACTGAAGAAGGTACTATAACTGAAGAATCTGCAACGCCTACAGAGTCAAAACAGACTGATGAGTCTTTACCTTCTGTTACAGATCTTTCTTCAGCTATGCATGAACAATTTAGTGATATGCATAACTTTACTATCAAGATGTATGTTTCAACAAAAGAAGGTGAATATTCTGAAGACGATAAATATATGGTTATGGCAGATGGCGACGGCGTAACATATTCATATATTGCTAATTATCTTGAAACATATACAATTGATGATACAGTATATTATTATGATGAAACTCAGCAGAAATGGTTTACTGATACTTATGATCTCGGTGATACTGTTTCAGTTAAAGAAGAAGCAGATACAATCAAAAATCAAGTATTCCCAGAAACAGCTGAAGTAAGTCGTAAGTACTTAAATGGCACAGAATATATTGCAGTCGCTTATGAAGATAATGATGACAATCATACTAAGGTTGTTTATTACTTCACAGACGATTTGAAATTTGTTGCAGCTAGTTCAGAAATGTTTGGTGCTACTGAAATGTCTGGAGTAGACGTAAGCTATCTTTATATGACACTTTCATTGGATAGTGCAGTTATTCCAGATGATGTAAAAAATGCTGAAAAAGGTAATTTTGAAGAGTACATGGTAGAAGCAATGTCGAGAATGTATGATCTCGAAGATACTACTACATCTAATGTCGAGGAGTAATTTACCATAAAAAAACTAGTTACATTTAACAATAAACTATTTACAATGGAATACCTCCTTGATATAATATAATCATAATATTAAAGAGGTATTTACTATGTTGGAACAAATCTTTACAAAGAAATTTTTAAGAAAGTGTAGAAAGAACGCTATTATCGTATTATCTTTGATTAAGTATGGTTGTCTTATTATTGGTGCACCTTTGATGTTTATTTTCGCATCTGGTGTTGATGCACCTGATCCTTATGGAACAAATGCAACTATCGGTTGTTTTGTCTGTGTCGGACTGGTTGCAGCAGCAATGCTGATCGAAATGTTCGTTGTAAAGTTCTTAGTTAAGGATAATGAGCATATTCATTGTATTTGGGATTTCAATTGGTATGGTCTTAAGAGCCTTGACAATTGGAAAGAATATCAAGAATACCTTGAAGAATGTGCAGCTGAAAAGCGTAGAAGAGAGATCAAGTTTAAGCAGATTATGAATGTAGCAAATACAGTTAATACAAAACCTGTAAATTGATCGTTCAAACGTTATTCAGTTTACTGGAAGAAAGCCTATCAATATGACAGCTTCAAATACGAGATATAGTAAAATGATGTAAGATATAAGGAGAATGTAATGGTTGACATCAACAAAGTAAACACAGCTAAAAAAGAAGTTTCAGAGGTTTACAACTTAATTAAGCCAATTGTTAAGGAAACAATTGCAAAGAATACAAAAGAAATTGACGGTATCATTAAGAAGATCCGTGACAATTTAACTACTTTGACTAATAAGGAGTTGCAGGATTACATGCTGCAGCTCTCTATTGAATTATATAACTTTACTGAAAGAAAGGACATGTCAGTACTCATGCAAGATTGTGCAATTGCAGTTTCAAAGAGTGCACAAGCTGATATATTTAACAGCACTGCTGGTACTCAAGCTGTTCGAAGCAATCAGGCAATAGTCGAATCAATGGACAAGCAAGTTGTAGTAATGATACAAAGTGCTGTAGCAAATGGAATGAAATCAAAAGTGGATGAAGCACATCGTATCGTAAATATCCTATCTAACGTCCTTATTAGTAAGAATGCTGAAAATAAATTGAAAGGAGTTAGAGAGGATGGAGACAATCTATACCGTAACAGTGTTTCAGAAGATCAGTCATAATGACTCTATAGCCAGCCCCCATATCTACGATTTTGGTGACCGCAGATGTGTAGGCTGGTTTGATTGTTTTGAAGAAGCAAACTGTGCAGTAGAGAACAACTTCAGCGACATGCGAGATGATATTTATGATTATGCAATTATCGAAAAAATGGAACCAGGCATCTTAACTGTAGATCTAGAGCGAGTTGTTTATAAGTGGAATGAAGAAAAACACAGTTATGAAAAGATTGCAACCCCGCCAGAATTAGAGCACGCAAGTAATTTTGGTATAGGGTAACAATAAAAAATTGTAAGATATAAAAGGAGTAATTAAAAATGAGTAGTGTTTTAGACATCGCAAAACAAATTAACAAAGCGTGGAAAACTGAGGTACTTACACCAGGAAATTTGATCCCGGAATGTAAGAGATTCTCAATGGGTACAATGTCAGCAGATTATGCATTGTATGGTGGACTTCCTGAAGGAAAGGTAATTGTTTATGCTGGAGAATCTGGTTCTTGTAAGTCATTAGTAGCATGTTTAGCTATGGCACAGTTTCAGGCAATTCATCCTGATAAGACATGTATTTATGTCGATGCAGAGGAAACTCTTGTAGGTCAGGTTGAATGGTTCGCAAAGATGACACATCTTGATCTTGATCCTGAAAGATTCCAGAGATATGACTGTACAGGTAAATCTGCAGAGGAAATCTTCTCAGATATCATTAAGCTTCAGGAAGCAGATGATATTGGTCTTATCATTATTGACTCTGCACCAATGTTACTTTCACAGGCTGATATCGATAACGACATCACTAAAGATAATGGTCAGAGAGCATCTATTGCTAAGTCAATGGGTAAGTTCCTCAAGTTCATGGTTCCGTCTGTTGCAAAGGCTGGAAATACTCTGCTTGTTATTAACCATACACGTGTAGCTGGTACCACATTTACTGGTGCTAAGATCTATACAGAACCTTGTGGTTATGCGCTTAATTTCTATCCTTGTATTAAGGTAAGATTTGCAACTCGTAAGTTTACTTGCGGAGATAATCTTGGTCTTTCTGCTTCACAGACTGATGAAAAGACAGATGGTATTGTTGCTACTTTCTCAGTTACAAAGAACAGACTTGGTCCACTTAATCGTAATGGTGCAAAGATCGTATTTAGATTTGAGTCTGGAGTTGATACACTCACTGATCTTATTGAGATTATCACAAAGTATGAAATTGCTAAGAAGCTTTCTTCAGTAACTTGGCAGCTTGTAAAGCCTGGTACTGATGAACCATATCTTGATGAAAATGGTAAACCACTTCAGTTTGCTGGTAAGGGCAAGATGGTTGAATACATCAAGACTCATGATGAGTTTAGAGCAGAGTATGAGAAGGCAGTATCAGCATATATCAATAAGACTGGTAAGGATATTTCACTTATTGATGAAGAAGATCTTAAGTCAATTCTCGAAGCTGAAAAGGGTGTTGAAGAGTCTAGTACTAAGGCACCTTCTGAAGAGTTTGATACTACTCCAGTTGAGGAAAAGAAAACTGAAGAAAAGGTTGAACCTGAAACATCTGAAACAAATGATGAGCCTGCAAATGACGATCTTCCTGTAAAAGAAGATGCAGATTTTGGTGATGGCAATGATGTAAGTTATACTGCTTATGCGCCTGCAGCTTCATCTGTAACTGATGTTGATGACAATGATGATTTTTAATCAATTGGTAGCAATGATTTAAGCATTGAAGTCTATGACTTGAGGGGTGCAATTCCCCTCCTACTGTTCAAATAAATAAAAGGAGATACTAGAAATGATACCTTATTCTTATGGAAATATTTACTCTAGCATAAGTATTTATATTCCTATTTTATTAGCAGTCTTAGTAATTGCAATTACAGTTATTATTCTTATTAAATGTAAGAGATGGATTATCTCACTTTCAAACGTAAATAGAATAGCAGTTCTTATTGGACTATTCGCTTTAGTTGGTACTTTATGTGTAATGCTTGTTACAGTACCATATAAGAAAATGTCACCAAGTAATGAAAAAGCAAATTATGAAGTTGTAGGCGTAACTGAGTTTATTAGTTGTGATACTGAAAATCAGACAGTTACAGTTATGAAAGATGGAGTAGAGGTTACTGAACCTACACTTATTACAATTTCTTATGATGATCCGCATCTTGAAGTTCGTAGATATAAATGGTTAGGCATGTATCGAGACTACAATGTTACACTTATTGCTTCACCTGATGCAGTAAAAGTAGAGGAGTGATATTATGCAATTTAGACAACATCGTGATGATGGTGAAAAGAAGCCTACTAGATATTTTTCTAAAAAGCAAGAAACATCTGTAGCAAAGGCAGTAGGCGCAAGAGTAGTTGCAAATAGTGGTGCTACACCTTATGATAAAGGTGATGTAACCGATGATAAATGGCTTATTGAATGTAAGACATGTGTTAAAGATCAGGAAAGCTTTTCTGTTAAGAAAGGTTGGTTTAAGAAAAACCTTGAAGAATCTATCTATATGAAGAAAGCTCATACAGCAGTAGTATTTAGTTTTGGTCCTAATAGTAAAAACTACTATATTGTAGATGAGCCAACTTTTCAGCGAATGAAGGAGTTGTTAGATAGATATGGTGATGAGGATGAAGCATGATTAGTACCTTTAATCCTTATATCTCGCATCGAGTCGAGGTGCTATCATCGATAGCAAATTATTGATTCGTTGTTTTAGAATATAAGGAGATTATTATGAAAAAAGTAAAACAGACTATTAAGAAAACTGGTAAAGTAATTAAATATACAACATTTCTTGGTATTGCTTTTATAGGCGCAATTATAGCTACAATAGCAATTATAACTGGATGCAAATCAAAATGTAATGATTTGAAAATTTGACTTAGGTAATGACGTAAAACTATAACAGCATAAAGGAGATTTTCATGTCAAAAATCATTTTTCCAACTGCTACACTAGAGAGCATTAACTCTAGTAAACCTCAGATAATCAAAGAAGTATACGATAAATATATTGATGGATTCAGGGCAGATGAGAAAGCAAATCGTAAGAGTTCTGTATTTGAAACGATTGGTAGTATTTCAGTAATGATTTTAATATTAGCAATTATTACATTAGTTGTATCTGCGACAATGTGTTTTGCTCTTTCTGGTAGTGATGCTGCACGTAATGTAATGATTATTTCAGGTATAGTTGCATTATTAAATATCGCACCTCCAATTATTTTCTATAATTTGTACAATAAAGTAGATTATAATGGTACTATCTTTAAGGCAAAAGAATACTTGTCTGACCGTGGTTTCAAATCGTTATATTTATATGAAATATTTGAAGATCCTAATTCTAATAAATCAATTGAGCATCTATATGAGAAATCAATTAAGACATTACTGCTATTAAACATAGGATTGAAAATAACGACGACATTCGTATTTCATATCATGATAAGCATGATGATAAACTTAATTTTGAGTTATTCATAAACAATTGTAAATGGGATAATTTCGAAATTAGATGTACTAATGAAGATGATTTTAACTCACTTACTAAACATGCTAATGAAGGTGAATACGACTTCTCATATATTGATAAGTATTGTACAATAAACTAGCTATTTACAGGAATTGCTACCTGTGATATAATAAATTAAAGGAGAATTGATAATGACAGCTCAAGACGTAACAGAAGCTATTCTAAGTATAAATCCAAAAGCTGAACCATTGTTCAGAGCTGCTCATATAATCTCAGACGAAAGGCAATACAGTGCCAAAGGTCATCCAGAATATCCATTCTTAAAATATTTTTTCGATCCCAAATTTATTGTAATTATTTCTAAGCAGATTCATGTGTACTTAGTGGGCGATAAAGACAAGGGTAAAAAGTATCATGTAATAAACATAGAAGGATATCATGCTGACCATATGGTTGTGGCGCTTAGAGAACTTACTGGTATTATAAAGAAGACTGTAAATGAAAAACTATTCTTACCGAATAATTTTTATGACAGAATTATCTATATGCACAATGAAGAGCTATTTATATTTAATAGGGTGAATGCTCTCAATTGTAGTATGTTTACTGGTAAGTCCAAATGGACATTCGGTACTCGAGCTGATACGATCTACGATGTAGATTATGAAGCAACTATTAGCGAGAAAAACACGACAGCTTATAAAATTTTGGATCAGATTTATGATACAATCGAACCAGGTTTTATAAAGAAATAAGTAAACAGAAAAGGAGATTCAATATGGCAGACACTAGCACAGAAATTAAGAACAATGAAGTGAGTGCTGACGTAGCTGCATTTCAGGCAGATGTTGAGCTTGAAAAGTATCGTCAACGCGTAGAAACTGGAGCTCTTACTGAAGAGGAAAAGGAAGATCGCAAACAGGTTCTTGATTTTCTAGGATTTTCTGGGTAAATAGCTCCATTCAAATTTTGAAAGGAGGCTAAATTATGCCTAGAAGAAAGTATACGTATGATTTAGATCAAGTACAGCTTACTCATGTTAAGTCTGGTGATCAGGACAACAACATCTATTACTCATATTTTTCTGAGAACAAGGAACAGAAGAAGAAAGTATTAGATGCTCTTTTGACGCCTCACACTGTAAATGATGTTATTGATATGATTTTCAAAGGTGACATTACAGATGATCAGTTAAGAAAGATTACAACAGCAATCACATTCATTGAGGCTATTTGTCAGATTACTAATACTAGCATTACAGTTACACCTAGTAAGTTATTTTTCGCAACATTAGTTAACTGGAATGCAAGTAAAGGAAATGGTACAAATAAGATTAGATCTTATTCTGCTTTACATTATGCTGGAGAATCAAGTAAAGAACTTGACTATAAAGAATATATTGTAAATGGTGATAATGAAGGTCAAAAATTCAATGGTGATTATATCTCAGTTGTTATTTCACCTAAAGAATTTGGTAATAAGTTAGAACTTAATCTTCCGATTATTTCTATGAAATTAGGATTGTTCAGATTTGCTGCAGAGCATATTGCTGCATATATGACAATTGTCGGAGATCCAGATAAAACATCACTCACAGTTCCAGCATCCACTTGGATGGATATGATTTCGGAAGCTATGAGTAAACGTAAAATTGCTACATTTTCAAAATTAGAAAGCAAGCGCTTGCCTAATTTAGTTAGTAGCGATGCTAAGTATATTGATGAGATCTTAGCACTTAACGATTTCAGAAGTCAATTCAGTTTCTTGAATGTTTATGAAATCGAATTCGATGAGAATGATGGAACACTTACACTTAAAAATACATCTGAACCACCTGAAATTCAGGCTAGTGGATTTAGATGGGTAGAGACTCGTGGACAGTCTTGGTTCCTTAAATCACCAAGATTCTATATTGTCTCTAAACATGGTAGTGGTGTACATATTCTTACACAGGGATAAAAAGAAAAATCTAATAACAATACAGTCTTGGAAAACTCAAATTCCAAGATTGTATTGTTTAGTTCAAGACCTAAGGAGGTATTATGAAAAAAGATACAAACGATCAAACAGACATCATCGAGGCTTTATCAATTGGCGATTATGCATATGTTTGGCATCGTGTATTCAAATGCGGATATAAGATCTTTGAAGATATAAATGAACGTTATGTAGTATTTTGTGATTGTGTTGACAATTTCGATTGTTCTGTAAATAACAACTTCATAAAATATTATATGGAACATTTGAAGTACGTAGCTAGTTATAATAACAAGACGTTTTATGTTAGCACAAATCGTTCCATAATACGAAAGCTTAGGAATGAAAATATTTCACCAACAGATTGTGAAAAGTCAAAGCTTACACAAGAATTAAAGAATTGGAGTAATTAAAGTATGGCTAAAAGAGATTTTGTTAAGAAACCTAAATATCGTGATTTTATGGTACTTCCAGCACTAATCTTTGAAGATGAGCGTTTGTCTATTGGGGCAAAGGGTCTATATGCACAGCTATACTACAGTTCATCTAGTATTTCTTCATTAGAAGAATTAACGAGTGTGTCTACGTCTAGTAAAGAAGAATTAGACACACTTTTTGATGAGTTGGTTAAGATCGGTTATATCGTTCTTAATAAAAAGGGTGAAGCTGAATTTGTAATTAAGACTCAGAATGAAAAGACAGTTGCTAAGAAGGTTGATGAAGCTCAGTTAGAAGAGTTTAAGAATACCGTACAAGAGCAGCCTAAAGTTCTTAATGCCTATGAAAAGATGGTTGGTCTTATCACAAGTTACAAATTCAATGAGAAAATTACTAACTTACTCATTCAGTATTTCGAGAATTGGATGAATCGTCGAGGCAGATTTGCTGAAGCTGATCAAATTCATGGATATATTGTTCGAGCTAAGATAAATGATTTAGTTAGTTTTAAGATGAGTGATGATGACATGATTACATGTATTCAAAACTCAATTGATAGAGAATGGTTTAAGTTTGTAGATCAGCGTGAAGGTACACAGCCTAAAGTTGCACCTAAACCTACAAATACTTCATCTCATATCAACTTTGATAAGACTACAATAACAAGTGGTTCGTATACTGAAGATGATATTCAGAAGATTAAAGAACGTGCTGAATCACTTGATGCAGAAGGTAAGAAAGGAACTTATTAAAATGAAGATGCAAGATTGTTTTCACAAGAAAGTCTGTAAAACAAGCTGCTCGCCTATGTGTGAACGATACAGATTTTTCAATAATCAGCTTGATATGAGTAATCTTCCAAGTATGTATAAGCAACCTTTTACGATTTACCATGTAGATGCGGATGAAAAGCAGTATGATGAACTCAATAAACTTAAAGGTGAAGAAGTAGTTAAGTTTGTTCAGGATGGAAAGAGTTTATACATTTGCTCAACTACATGTGGTAATGCTAAAACTACTTGGGCAGCAAAAATAATGCTGAGGTATATGGATCAAACTTGGAAAGGTAGTTATGATTTTCCAAGAGGTATATTTGTAAATGTACCTACATTTTTACTTGATATTAAGAAATTTGATGCTATTCCTGATTATATAACTAGACTTAAAGAAGCAGATTTAGTTATATGGGATGATTTAGCTTTTGGTCGATTAACAGATTACGAACATGAACAGTTGCTTCAGTTTATTGATTATCGTATAGCAAACGATAAGAGCAACATTTATACAAGTAATATAACAGACTATGAAACTCTAAAGAGTGTTATCGGTGGAAGACTTGCAAGTCGAATCTTCAATGGTTCGAAAGTCATTGAGTTTAAGTCTGATGACTTTAGAGCTGGAGGGAAATTATGATACAGTTGCAAGCATTAAATTATATCGTCAATAAAAAGGATGTAGACTTCCTTACAAAATATGACGATAAGTACTACTTTAACTACAAAGATCAATACAACTTTGTATTAAAGCATTTCAAAACATATAAGACGATTCCTGATATTGGTACAGTTTTGGATCATTTTCCAGACTTTACACCAATGGATGTTTCAGAATCTGTTGCTTATCTTGAACAGAGACTTTACGAAGAATATGTTTATAATGATTGTGTAGAAACAATTAATGCAAGTGAAACAGATTTTGCTAGAGACGCTGTTAAGACTAAGGATAAAATTATTCAGCGATTACAATCAATTCAGGCACCTAATCGATCTTATGGTATTGACATCATTAAGAATGCAAGAGATAGATATGATATTCTGTTAGAAAAACAGATGGATAGAGACGCATATCTCTTTAGTACAAATCTTACTGAGCTTGATATGATTCTTAATGGTGGATTAAGACGTGGTGAAGAGTTAATTGTAATCTATGCTCGTACTAATAATGCAAAAACTTGGATTGCTGAAAAACTTGCTGTTGAAGTTTGGGCTGGTCCTAGAGATGCTAAAGGAAATCCTACTGGTAAAGGTGTAAATGTTGGATTCTTCTCACCAGAAATGAGCGCCACAGAAATTGGTTACAGATTTGATACTTTGTTTAAGAACTTCGATAATCATGGTATTACTGGTGCTGATGCAAAGTTTAATTCAGATCCATATAAGAAATATGTAAATACTCTTGCTGGTAAAGATCGTCCTCTTTTCAATGTAGTAACACCACTTGACTTTCCTGATAAGCGAGTTACGGTTACAGAATTAAGAAGATGGATTGAAGCACTTGACCTTAAGATGATTGTTATCGATGGTCTTACATATCTCACAAATGAGAGAGGTCATAAAGGTAAGAATACTACAGAAAATCTCACTGAAATTGCAGAAGATCTTATGCTTCTTAGTATGGAAAAGAAGATTCCGATTATTGCAGTTATGCAAGCAAATAGAACTGGTGCAAGAGATTCAGATGGTGAAGTAAGTACTGAATCACCTGAGCTTGACACAATTCGTGGTTCTGATGGTATTTCACATAATGCATCAAGAGCAATCTCAGTTTATAAGGCAAAGGATGTTATTAAACTGTACCTTAGCAAAAATAGATATGGTGAGAAAGGACCGCATTTGTTCTATCAGTACGATATCAATACAGGTACGTTTACATATACTGCAAATCCTAAAGATGGAATTGCAATTGATACTACAGAAGATACATCATTTACAAATGATACTGGAGATGCAATCTAATGAAAGTTGGAAATCTCAACTTAAACACAGACATGAAACAAATTCTCGATAGACTTATATCAGACTGTCGACAGAATGGTTTCAATTATTTTTCAAGAGGATATAAGGCAATAAATGGATATTTGTCCGTTCAATGCCCATATCATAAAATGGGGCAAGAGAAACATCCATCAGCTCAGTTTAGAGAATCTGATGGATTGTTTTACTGCTTCGGCTGCAAGGAGACGCATGGCCTTGCAGATGTTATAACTCATTGTCTACAAGTAAACGGACGATCATGGTTATTAGAGAATTTTGATGGAAGTTCTATTGAAGAACGTAATGTCAAATTTAATCTGCCATCGAGAGAAAAGAAGACGGTAGAATTTGTAGACAAAGAGGTACTTAAAGCGTATAGATTTACACATCCATACATGTTTGAGCGAAAGCTTAATTTAGACACAATTCGAAAATTCGATATTGGATATGACAAAGAGCATGATTGTATAACATTTCCAAATAGAGACGAATTTGGCAATATTCTATTTATTGCTACTCGAAACGTATCTAATAAGTTTTTCCATTATCCTGAAGGAGTTGATAAACCTGTTTATGGATTGTATGAAATCTATCGTGAAAGACGTAAAGGTGTAGAAATCAATGAGGTCTATGTATGTGAGTCTATGCTAGATGCACTTGCAATATGGTCTCATGGTAAATATGCAGTTGCATTAAACGGAACCGGATCTAGTTATCAGTATGACATTATTAAGCGATCAGACTTAAGATATTTAATTTTGGCTACAGATAATGATGATGCTGGAAAGAAAGCTAGAGAAAAGTTTCGTAAAAATGTCACCAATAAAATTATTAAAGAAATTGATTATTCATGCTATGGTGACTGCAAAGACATCAATGATATGACTAAAGAGCAGTTCTTATCTGTGAAAATTATCTAAAAAATTTCAACAAAACTATTTACATTTAGCTAAGATCTTGTTATAATATAACCATAATAAATGAAAAACAAAATTTGCTTAATCATTTAAGGAGGTATTATTATGGCAGATCTTAGTTTTTTGGATAAAGAAAAGTTGCACACTGGTTTTGGTGAAGTAATCGTTGACGCTAAGTCATATGATGATGTTCTTGCGCAGGCTGGTCTTAATTGGACAGTATCTGCACATCCTGTATATACCGAAGTTAATGGTAAGCAGATCGAAGTTCTTGGATCGAACATTATCGTAAGGGAAGCCGATGAAAAACCTCTCGGTATTGTTTCTGATAAGTATAAGATCGTTAACAACGCAGATGCATTCGCATTTACTGAATCGATCTTTAACTCAAAAGAGATTGAGTTCATCCGTGGTGGATCTTACCGTGGTGGATCCTCTACATGGCTTGAAGCAAAGATAACTGGTGAATACTCTATCCTTGGTGATGACGTTGATTGTTATCTGATCTTCATGAACTCGCATGATGGTACAGGTTCTGTCAAATGTATGATCGTCCCTGAGAGAATTGCGTGCTCAAATGCACTTAATATCCCTTTAAGAGATCAGTCTAGACATTGGAGATGTGTACACTCTGGTGATCCTATGAAGAAGATCGATGAAGCAAAAGAAATTCTTCTTGCAGGTTCTTCTTATATGAACGCACTTAACAGAGAATGCGAAATGCTCCAGTCTATAAAGATTTCTGATTCTCAGGTAATGCAGTTCATTAATCGTTTGTTCCCTATCAACGATGAAATGTCTGATAAGCAGAAAGAGAATCAGGAAAGCAGAAGAGGACAGCTTCTTTCAGTTTTCCTTTCGAAAGAAGATTTGTTCGAATTTGGATCTACCGGATACAAGTTCATTTCTGCAGTTGCTGATTATGCAGATCATAATGTTGGTCGTAATACTAAGAATAGTAACATCAACAGATATATGTATATTGCAAACGGCAGTGCACTTGTTGATCAGGCTTACACCATGATTTTAACAGCCTAAAATAAAAAGTAATAGCACCTTGGAGAATAGCTTGCTTACGATTCAAAGAGGTGCTATGACTATATAAAAAGATGGTAAAGTATGAAAAAAGATTTACAGAAACTTGCGAAAGCAATCAAAGAACAACGTAAGGTCGCAATTTTTGTTGCATGTGTCTTAACGTATGTTGTAGCTATTGTTTTAGTTAAAACTAATGCATTTGCTAAGACTCCTTCATTAGATCTTGTAAGAGCAGATGTTGCAGCAGTTAAACTTCCTTCAGTAGTTGAAGCTCAAGAGACTGAACCCGTTACAGTAGAAGCAGATTTACAGAATAGAGCTGAGTATTATGAAAACTTATATGGTCCTAAACCTGAACCTGCTACAGTAACAGTAAATGGTTATGAGTTTGACTATATTCCTGGTGCACCTTATAGTGTATATGAGAGTATGGCAAGAGCTATGGAAGTTGAAGCTGAAACCGAGACTGTTTATGTTCCAAATGAAGAGTACTACAGTGAAAATTCTTCAAATACAGAAACAGGTTCTATTACATCAGTTACTACTGAAGAACCTACTGTAGAAGAGACTGAAGCACCAACTGAAGATGAAGAAATGATGTCTGAATTTACTGAAGCTGCTTACACACCTGGTGAATTAAGATATCATGGAGTTCTTTATTGGAACGATCATAAATGGACATGGTATTCAGAGAAAGTTTTACCTGGCGGTGGACTTGATATTCCTGGTCGTCATTTAGATGATGATGGATTTGTTTGTGATGAAGATGGTTACATTTGTCTTGCAGCTGATACAGGTTACATAAGTTATGGCACAGTAATTGATACACCATTTGGTAGACCTGGTAAGATTTACGATAGTGGTTGCGCTTACGGAACAGTTGATGTTTATGTAGGTTGGTAATCTTTGTAATCGAATTACAAGTTAAGATAAGAGAGATTGGTCAAAGACCAGTCTCTTTTTGTTTGAAAATTATAGTCAAAACTATTTACATGCAAAACTAATCTTGTTATAATGTATCTATAATAATATTGGAGGTAATACTACATGGAGATTAAGATTAAAGGTAATTTACTGGTTGATTTCTGTAATTATCTGAATGAACTCAACGTCGATAATATAGAATCATTAAATAAACTTTCTAGAGATCTTAGATGGCATCATCAGTATTATCCTGAATCAAATGGAAGTGAGATCGATCCTAATAAATATACTGTTAATGAACTTATACTTATTAAGGAAGCTTTTAGAAAAGTTAAGGCAAGAAAAATCACTAAGTATTTAGAAATGCTTATTGATGCTTTAACAAATACTGATGATACAGTAATGACTGATCTTCAAATATTTTGTAGAGCTATAGTTAAGTATGTAGATGAGCATACTACACATAAATGGATATTTGCTAAAACTGAAATTAAGGGTGAGGAATATGTAGTTCCTTATCTTTTATATAATGTGCATTATGAGCCTGAACATTATGATCGTGATAAGTATTACTATCCTCCATACGTAGAATTTGAGATTCATACAAATGGTCTAAAAGGTTTTAATAAGCGTTGTGTAGATTTTTCATTTAGCGACATCGAAAATCTTACAATTCCACAAATATTAGCTAAGAAAGAAATATACATTGAAACTGAAGATCTGTATAATGAGTATGAACGAAATGATAAGATTTTTCAGGAAAGACTTACTGAACAGGGTAAACAGTATAAGTGTACTAAATATGCAGTTAAGTCTAAAGATGATTGGTATACTGATATCTTAGAAATAGATTTTACGCAGAGACCAAGTCTTAATGGCTTGGCCTCTGTTTGTTGTAACTAAATGAAGAGCTATTTAATAATATAAATTGAGGCAAAAAGAATGTAGTTGATGAAAAACATCAATTGCATTCTTATTTGTAACGTTATTAAATGGAGGTGTCATATGAAGCTAAATCAGGATGGTATAAGACCAGAAGATAAACAGCTTGCTATAAATGTGTTGAATTACTTAAAAGCTGGAAATCGAGTTATTGGAGATCCTGGCGAAGGTTTAAGACAGACGCTGGCAAAATTAGAAGAAGAAAGAGATAGTCGAGAATTTGGTAAAACTGATTGGGAAATGAAAGATCCAGAACTTGAATCTCAGATTTCTAAGACAAAAGCTGGTATTAAAGGTGAAGAAGACCTTTGTGAATATCTAACTAGATTAGTTAAGTATGATGATACACTTGATGGATTAGTTGCTTTTGCTAGTCTTGCATATCAATTTGAAGATAAGAATAAGACAAAATTTGCAAATTCACTTGAGAATGCTAAATTAACATCTGCAGAACAAAATGGTGATGAAACAATATTGCATTATTCTAATGGCATGAAAATTCATGTCAATACTGAAGATTATCTTGGTGATGAATCTGTTATTGCTGATCTTTCAGTTAGTGATGTTATTAAACAGTATGCAATAACTGTTGATAATCCATCTGCACAGTCTGAAAAAGATTATATTCCTGATACAGACACATTACTTGTATATGGTAATCATCTTTTAGTTGTAGATGCTAAAAATCTTAAGATTAAAAATGGTCAATCACTTATGCTTATGGACGGTGTAGTAGTTGATGCAGAAAAAGGTAAAGAAATTATCGAAGTGCATCCATCAACACATATCTGGGAAGAAGTAATGAAAACTGCAGGTATTCCATTAGAGTCGATTGATGGTTATGTATGTATAGTAAATGATACTCCAGTAGAAATTATTCGTACTGATGAGTGGTATTCATGTCATACAAAACTTATTCATATAAGTGAGCTTAAAGATATTTTACATGAATGGATTGATGGCAAAGATAATAAGTTATCACTTAAAATGCTTACAGAAATAGCTAAAGCACAAATTAAGAAAGAGAAAAACATCTCATTTGATGTTGATAGTATTAAACGCAAATTTGGTGTATAATAAAGAAAGGAAATTATAAAAATGAAGAAGAAAGTATTGGCAACAATTTGCATCTTGGCAATGACAGCGACGCTTGCCGCATGTAACAAAAACAATGTAGATCCTACTACATCGTCTGAAGTTACTACAACTCCAACTGAAGCAACAGTTGAAGGATCTGACTATGTAGATGATGTACCTGTTACAGATGGTGATTTCATCTATAAGAATGAGAATAAGACTGAAATTATTGGTCTTTCTGAAGATGGTCAGAAAACAATGGATCTAGTATTTCCTGAAAGAGTAACAAAGATTTCTAATATCTATATTAGTTCAGAATCATTGATTCAGACAGTATACTTTATGAATCTTGAGGTTGAACTTGAAAATGTTTCTTTTGCAAATTCAGGTGTTGAGACTATTGAAAATCTTCCAACTACACTTACTACTATTCCAGATAATTTCCTTAATGGATGTTATCGACTTAAGACAGTCGGTGATACAGCCGGTGTAATTACAATTCCTGATTATATTACAGAAATTGGTAGTGGTGCATTTTCTGGTTGTACATCAATTACAACAGTTAACCTTAATAATGTAACATCAATTGGAGATTATGCATTCCAGGGTTGTGAAAAATTAACATCAATTACTTGGGATAAGGCAGAAACAATTGGTAATGGTGCATTCTTTGGCACCGGTTTTACCGAACTTACATTACCAGATTCTGTTACAGAAATTGGTGGTTTATCATTCTTTAGATGTGTAAATCTTACTACTATTGACATCAATAATGTTGAAACAGTCGGTGAAAAATCATTTGATGGATGTGCAGCACTTACAGATTTCACTGCAAATAAAGACTTTAGTGTAGTAAATCCTGAAACTGAAGCTGAAGCATTTGATGGTCTCTTCGATGAGAGTGCTACAATTACACTTCATATTCAGAAAAATTCTGCTTATGCAGAGTTCTTAAACAATAATCCTAATAGCAACTTCACAGTTGTTTACTAATATAAGTTTGTCAGAGCTACTTCGGTAGTTCTGGCAAATTTTATCTCTTTTATACAAAATAAACTATTTACAATCAATATGTTCTAGTATATAATTATATTATAGTGCAGATGATGGTAATGAAAGGATTAAAAATGGACAGAACAGATAATTTTGAAAAGTATAAAATCACCAAAGCTAGTACTAACAAAGTAGTTACCAACGTTTATATGGACTCATTCGGAATTGAAAAGGTAAGATTTCAGAATGTGAACTACAAGGACAAGAATTCCATTGACTGCTATCTCGAGTTTGAGGAAGTTGCTTTGCTTGCAACTGATGCGGCTAGTGGACGTCTTTTCAAAGAGTTAGAGGCTAGCGGCAAGAAAGTCATCACTATGGGTGGTAGTAAGCACTCAAAGATTCCTAGCTACAATGGAGCTCCGGAATCACGCATCTTATCTTTAGGTCGTATGGCCAAAGATAATGGTGATGTTACAATTTTCATCAATATGACGAGAGGCAAGGGCAAGATCGGAGAAACAGGTCTTATCATTCCAGATGGAGATCCTGATTTGAAGATTAGTGTCCCTGTTTCTATTGAAAAATTCCGTAGCATGATGATTTTTATTCATGATTCGGTAAATGCCTATCTCGCACACATGGTTAACGGGCTTGTTAAGCAGTGTAAAGCTGAGAGAGACGCGTATGAAGCTAGTAAGCACCAACCGAACTAACTAGCATTCAAAAACTTAAATTGTAAGATATAAAATTTGTGACACCATCATCTGCATTTATTCAAAAAACATGAAAGGAAAGAGCGAATGACTATCCAGGAATTGTATGAAAACGAGCTTGTATATTGGACACAAGCGAATCAAAAGTTTCTCGGTGTAAGTCCAATCAATGAAGAAGATGATTTCGCAACTATTCAGGCACAGATTGATAAAGATTGCGAAAGATTCTGGAACACCGACAAGCCATGTAAGCTGGCAAAGAATTTTAACACAGGCCTCTTAAATGCTGAGGCAGAAAAACAGACACCTAATAGTTATAAGCTGAAGCTCAATTTCCATAATATGTGTATTGACATTTATGGAGATTATAATGGCAGAACATGCCTTATTGGAGCGATGCCTACACCATCAAATGATCTTTGTTGGATTATTAACAGATCACACTATGTAACAAGAGTTACTGCAGTCAAAGATTATTACAGCTGTGTAGGTAAAGTCAATTTCGAAACCGTTAGAGGTGAAGGATGGAAATATGACATCAGCAAAGATCAGTTTGAGTGTATTGTAAATAAGGATGAATATAAATTTGATCCTACAATCGATGAGATTTTTGACAGTCATCTTTCTAAGAGATCTAAAATGCTTCTTACTTCTGCATTGGGTGAAGAAGTTACTAAAGAGAACTTTACTAAAGCTCTCAGAAAGCTTCCTATGTTCGATTCAGACAGTATCTTTAATTACAAGTTCTCAAGACTTGAATATTTTGAAGAAGCAGTACTTAGATCAAAGAAGTATGCACAGCCTACAAAGAATATCATCTTAGGTATTAACACAATTATTGTTAGCAAGAGCAAACAGTATAATGACTTAGGTGAACATCTTGAAGGTTGTCTTGTAAGAAGTGAATCTAAGATTTTTGCACTTGAGAACTTCAGAACTTGTGCAAATATTTATAATAGTGGTGGATCTTTCCAGCCAGCATTCACATACAAAGATACGAACGGATTCTTCGATTCATTTAAGACAGTTACATCTAAAGCTGCAGGTCGTCAGAGACTTCTGCTTGATAATGTAGTTGTTAAAGATGGATTACTTTGGATCGTTGAAAAAGATGGTTCAATGCATAACATGTATGAGTATGTTGACATGCCACAGTCTAAGAGACTTTCATGTCTTTCAGAATCGCCATTCTGTAATAATGATAAACCTAAGAGAATCATGATGAATGCTAAGATGACTTCTCAGGCAGTTCCGCTCGCAGACGAAATCGATGATATTACTCATCGTATTGAAGCGCGTGTTGGATTTACTGACCTTGAGGGTTATACATCAGCAGACTCAATCGTTATTTCAGAATCTTTTGCTAAGAAGCTTAGAACATTCGATTCAACTATTTTGTATCTCAATAAGAAGTCAAAGGTATTTATTGCACTTAATGAGATCTACAACAATGGTAATGAACTCGATGTTGACGATCTTAATATGATTTTCCCTAATAAGAATTGTGCAATTTTGCTTGGTTATGAAAATGCGAGAATCTCTAAGATCGATGATGTAGACGTTAATAACGTAAGAGTTTTCGTTAGTTGGGAAATTCCTTTCAGACTTGGAGATAAGATTACAAATCTCCATGGTGCAAAGGGTACTGTTGGTCTTATCCTTCCTGATGATCAGATGCCAAAGCTTACTAAAAAGGTTGGCAATATGGAAGCAGGTCCTCTCGATATCATCATTTCGGGTTTCTCAACTATGAGACGTGGTTCATTAGGTCAGATCTTTGAAGCATGGGCAAGAGCATCTGGAATTGATTTTGATGGTGAAGATTACATCTCAATTATGATTGAGAAGTATAAGAAACAGATGGATAAGTATTCTAAGAACTCAATTGTTGAGTACAAAGGAATTAAGAACGTTATCCCTGTTGGTATCAACCATATTATGAGACTTTATCATCATGCATCAACAAAGATTAGTTGTTCGTCTGTAGATCATGGTTATACAAGAACACTTCGTTTTGGCGAAATGGAAAAACTTAACCTTGTTGCAAACGACTGCCCTAACATTCTTAAAGAGCTTGGTATTCGTTCTATTACGAAGTATGTTGGTTCTCACAAATTAGTTACTAATATTGAAGAGACCAGAGAGCTCCCTAAGAATCCTAAGTTATCCATGCAGTTCATTGAAATCCTTAAGTCTATTGGATATGTACTTACACTCGAAGATGACATTGAGGATATCGATACAACTGATGAACCTGTTTACGATGAATTCGATGAAGATAACTTCAACAATATAATTAAGAAGGAGAAAAACAATGCCACTGAGAGCGACGATTAAACCTGTACATATTGTAGAAAATCCTATGAACCAGGTAACGTCTGAAAAGTTATTTCAGGCTAGAAAGATCAAGGATGGTGATCGTTACCTCTTTCACGAAGATGGAATTTTCTCTGAAAAGATTTTTGGTAAGTTTGGTAAATGTGTTTGCGGTGAACAGACAAAACCTGGAATTTGTCCTAAGTGCAACTGCAGAGTTCTCAATAAGAGAAACATTCCAAACTTCTATATAAAGTTCAACTTCGATCTTCCTAATAGAGTTATCAACTATGGCGCTTATGACAAGGCCATGGTTGATAATCTGCTTAACAGTAGAGGCTTCTTATATGAAGGCGAATATGTTGAATTTGACCTTAAGATTGATTTTTCTAAGTATGATGAGAAAAAGATCTTAATTGGTAAAGATGCACTTATGAGTATTGGAGTTTCTGAAGCTTGGTACAATGAAAATGTACACAGACTTATCAGTATTCCTCATACATCATATAGACAGATTACCTTCCAGGGTGATAAGTACTTCATTGGTAATCTGAATACAATCTACATCAATATGTTACGTCAGAACAATAGATACGAAAATCTTAAGAAGAATAGTAAGCTTACTATTTTCAACGAGATCAATCTTCGTTATATTGTTTGTAAGGAACTTGATAAGCTTTATCATGAGTTATTCCAGATCCTTGCAAAGAACAAACGTAATGTAATTGATGCTGAGCTTAAGGGACAGCCTGAGACTGGTATGATTCGTGCAGTTATGACGAATAACTTTGGTCTTGAAGAAGATACACTTAAGATTGGATATTACTTTATTCCTACGCTTTATCCTAGACTTTTCTCTAAGTATACAGATCCTGAAACTGGAGAAACAGATATCGATGGACTTAACAAAGAACTTGCTGATGAAGATTACTATGTACTTTTTAATAGACAGCCAACTATCGGTGCTAAGTCAATTATTGGAATGAAGCCAGTCTTCTCTGACGAAGAATCTGAGATGTTCGTTATTCAGGCAAACCCTATTGTATATGATGGACTTGCTGCAGATGTTGATGGTGACTCACTTAACGTAATTGCTCTTTATTCTAGAGCTGCTTGTGAAGAAGCCAAGAAGTTACTTGCAAGTAACAACTATATTGAGGGTTCTAACTCTAGTGTCAGAAATGGTATTCTTGAAGAATTCGAGTATGTTGCTACTTTGATTGGTGAGGAAGTATAAAATGGCAGATGAAGAAAAGAAAACTAAACCTAAGAAGAAGAAAAATAGTAAAGTAGATACACCTACTATTATCTTCTTCGCAATTATGATTGTAGGTTTGATTGTTCTTACAGTTATTCTCTTGACAAAACCTACAAGTAAAATCTATACTAAAGACTATGGAAAGTTTGTAGTTTCTGTTGAGGTCTATAGCAATAACAAAGTCGATGTTGCAGTTGATGCAGGTGAAGATCGAGTAGTTCAGTCTGGTACATTTGAAGAAATAAAAGATGACGATATAGAAAACAACTATAAAGCGACATTTGTTTCTGAAGATGAAGAGACTGGTGAAAAATCCGAATTTTCTGTAGAGTTAGTTATTGTTGATGACACGTTAACTATGAACTATGATGATGGTTCACAAGTTGTTCTTAAGGAGAAGAAATAATGACAAGAGAAGAATACGTTAAAAAGTATCATAAATTAGGTGAAGCAATGTTTGAACATTGTGTTGTACCTACAGTAAGTGATTTTGCTATGGCCTTCGTTGACAATGACGAAAAGGCTATGGCTAAAATCGAAAAGATCACATCATTTACAAAGAATACAGATGATATTAAGAAGTCAGTTGCAAGACGTAACAATAACTATTCTGAGCAGGAATCAAAGAAATTCATGCAGTCTGTTATTGCTGCTAACGTAACTGATATTACAGAGTCAGGTTACTTCTATAAGAAACTCATTAGTTCATGTGATGATATGACTATTGAGATTGATGATTGTGGAAGTGAAGGAACTGAGATGAAGTTACCTATTGATGAAGATACTTTCAACTACAAAGTTCGTAATCACTGGGTAATGGAACTCAATAAATATGTTGAAGACTATAAGGATATTCCTAAGCGCGGAAAGATTCACGTAAGAACATTCCTTTCATGTAATCATGGTATTAGACATTTCTGTAAGAAGTGTGCAGGTCTTTATAGACGTTCATATGATACAGAATTCACACCTAAGAATATTGGTATCTATTCAACATTGATG